CTTTCATCGACCGTTTCCAAATGTCTTGCTTTTGAAATTCCGATAAGGTCTGATTTAAATTTCTTACCATTCTTTTTCCAAAATACCTTTTTGTCTTTTACTTCTATATCATCGACCATTAACATCGATGCATTTGTTCCGTTACCGGTATCAAGTTTAGCCCTTATTGGATCATCTTCCATACCTTCAAGGATAATTGTTTCAATATATCCAGCTTCTAATCTAAAGAATTTGGTTCTATTAGTTTCTTCTAATAGATATTTTAAAAATATATCAAATAATTTATTATCTGATTTTTTACCTATAGATTTTTGAGTATCTAAATCATATGCGTTATAGTGTGATTTTACACCAGGAGATCCGTTAACTTCAAGAATATAAATCTCTTTATTAACAATACAATGATCTACTCCAACGTAATATCCTCCACTTACTCTTGAAGCTGCAAGAATAATATCCATTTCTTCTTCGCTTAATATATATGGAACTGTTTCTGCCCCTTGGTGTACATTTGATCTAAATTCAGTACCTTTTGCAGTGATTCTTTTTGCTGCTCCTAAGATTTTACCATCAACGACTAATGTTCTAATGTCGAATTTCATATCTAAGAATTCTTGCATTAGTAATTGTGCATCAAATTTCCATAGCGATTGACATACTGAAACTAAAGAACTCATTGAGTCGACTTTTGTAACACCTACACCTTGAGTTCCTGTCAATGTTTTTACAATAACTGGAAATTTACCACCAATTTGTTTATGTGCGTATTCAATACTTTCTGCATTGTTTAGTATAACTGTACGTGGTGTTAAAACATTTGATCTATTCATGGCAATTGTAGTTGCCATTTTGTTATCACATAACATCATAGATTCAAGGTCATTTACCATAAAGAATCCAGCTGTTTGTAATGTAGAGATTAAAGCTTGTCCAACCTGAGTTGCAATTGCTCCACCTCTTGTAAATACGATAGTTGAATCAATATGACAAGTTACTTTTTTACCTTCTCCATCGATATTTCTAATATCTACTTTTCTTAATTCAATATCAGCATCACCTAAGTATGCTTTATCGATATCAATTAAATTACATTCAATATCATTAAATGAACAGACATCCGACATTACTTTTGCAGCTGTGCCATCGTCTAACGAATTCGCTAAGATAATAACAGACATTTTCATGTTCTTTTCTTTAGCTTCTGTAATGTATTTTGAATAGTCCATAAGTCTATTTATATCTATTTCAATCCTGATGCATCAGCTCTTATATAAGCTTTAACGTATTTTTCTTGTATTAAAACTGCAGCTTTATCGTCAACATTAACTGGCATTGATTTTGACCAATCAAGCCAAACACGATCACCTGTAAATAATCCATCAACATGTGGACCGTATGCTAATACAACTCCAGGTTTTGATGCTTTATCTAATTGTGTTCCTGCAGATAATATAATTCCGCCTGATGTTGTTTCTTCTTTAGCCGTTTCTGCTACTAATACATAATCATTTCTTACTTTCATTCTCAAATTTCTCCATTTTATCGAGTTCTTTTTTAACAATCTTCTCTAAGACTTCTACGTCTGGAAGACTATCTTCTTTATTTCCAAATATCTTATCCCAACCGTCGGAATAAGCTTTAGAAGTTACTTTTGTCTGGATACTATCTCCAGTTATATCATTTTTTGCTGCCATTTTTTTACCAATTATGAATTACATTTGCCATAATCATAAATGCACATATTAAGTTTACTGCCAATATTAGTGTACGGACAATACAAATAACATCATCCTGGCCTGCTGTTTGTTCATCACTGAACGAGCCTAATGCGTGTTTCCATATTGTCCATATTTTCATACAAATATCTTTATAACTTTGTGTAATCTTCCACATTTCATAAGTTTGTGGAATTTTCTAAATATTTTTCTCATACATTCTTACCTCGTATTCAGGCAATGTATAATAGATCGTCAATTCTTCCCGTTTTTTTATGGGTCTAATTACGTACAGTTCTCGTTGATCACCTTCGTGGTAGTGAACATTCGTATTAATGAAACAGTTTGGATCATTAGAATGATTTATAAAACCTCCTAATGGTGTTCTAATCCAACCTCGTTTATCGTTTGCAATATGTGTAATTCCTAGAAAAACACCTGCTTTTAAGTCTTGTGTAGCAATAATGCCATTACCATGTACACCTTTACCTATAGTTAAACAGTCAGGCAGTGGCCTGTAACAATTATGAAATTGAACCATTACGATTCTACTGTTTTATAAGTAATTGTAACACCACGTCTTACTAATTCGTTACGTATTTTTTGTTTACGTTTAGGTGTAGTGTTATTAGCATTAAGAGCATCGAACAATTCTGATTGTGCTATATTCTTAATGTAATAATTAGTGGTAGTAGCCTTAGCTTCTCCTCTTTGTCTTACTGTTTGTGATGGTTTGTATTTTATTGGCATATTATTTCACTGTACTGATCGATCCATTTTTGTTTACTCTATATGCCTCAAATGTAACATCTGGATATTCATCCTTAAGTGACGTTAGGGCTAATAGATTTTCCATTGCATCGTCGAATAATCTTATTCGTTTATATTTTCCGGTATCTAGATATTTCCTAAATACCACCTCTTTGTTTTTAGCTGAACTATCTAATCCGATATTCCCAGCTCTTTCGATATATACATCTGACATATCGATTCCTTGCGCTTCAAAGGTTTTTATGAATAAATCTTTATCATCCATATCTCCTCTAGCGGTGACTACAATTACCTTTGATCCACGTTTGGTTGCGTTTTTAATAATAGACTTCGCCTTAGAGATCATTTTCCCTATAGGTGTTGAAGTCTTATTAAATATTTCAGCCGATTTAAACTGACCAAAATCAAAGGTTTCGCCACTCTTAAGCTTATATGTATTGAATTGCATATTACTTAAAGATTTAACTTTAATATCATTATGCAATACATCGATCTTAGCTTTAGTATGAAAGAGAGTTTCATCAATATCAAAAATAGTAAGCCCCTGACCAGCAGCAGCTTCTATGATGTATTCTATGAGTTCTCTTTTCATAGATCTATTTATATACGTGGTGTTTTACTTACAAAGTATTCATCCAATGTTTTTATTTTATCAGCTGCATCAGCTATTTTAGAAATTTCAAAATCCATTGTTTCAGCAACATCTGGATGTTCGCCTACTCCCACTGGATTATTTAAAAATATCTCTACATTAGCTCTCGCGGTTTCAATATGGCCAAGGTAATGTTGTCTTAGCGCATTAAGTAATAGTTCTCTCATATTTATCTCCCAAATATAATTCTACGTTTAAATTCATTGATTACTTTAATCAATCCTCTGTCCCAATTATCTCTATGTTCTACAAATATTTGGGGTCCAGCATCACCAGCAATACATACAACTAATTGTGTTATTGGTGTTCCTGTTCTTTCTTCCCACATTATCGCATAAGCTGTTGCTTGCATAAAGTAGGAACTAATCCATTCTTTCTTTTTAAATTTACGTGATGTCTTCCAATCAATGATACTTAATTTACCATCCCATTCTCCAACACAATCTACTGTTCCTGCTAGACCTAAATGATCTGAATATAATTGTTGCTCTAGCGCATGTACCTTACCTAAATTTTGTTCTATAATTGGTTTTATTTCTTTAAAGTTTTGCATAGCTAACAGATCTTCTGTTGATACATCTCCACCTTTAATGAATGTTTCAATCATATCATGAACTTCAGTTCCTCTTGAAGATGCATATTTAGATATTCTATTTGCTTCTTCGTTACCAACTTTAGCTCTCCATTTTTGAATTCCTTCTTCGCTTAATATAGACAATACTCGAGTAATACTATAATATTGTTCGCCATCAGGACGTTCATAGTATCTTCCACTCGCAGGAGTAAATTGTTTTAAACTATAATTTTCTTCATTGAGATCTAATTCAATCATTTCGTTCTTATATTTCCTTTTAAACGTGGAGGTAATCCACCTTTAATTCTATCTTGGACTTCTTTCCAACCACTTCCAGCTTGTTTTAACATAGATCCTTCTTTACCACTTATACTTGCAGGGAACTTTACATGTATCTGTTTGATATTAGGATTTTCTTTTAAATAGTCTTCCTTTCCAGAAATACTAATTAGTTTTTCAAACTGTTCACCAGTTTCAGTGTTTTCGAAATCATACGTCGGCATTAAACCACTCCGGTTGTGGGCGTTTTGTCCACGCCATTTTAAATCGTTTTTGTTTTGTTTCATAGAACCTTCTATAAGATTCTACAGCATCTTCAGTTATACATTCTGGAAATTGAGCCATTGCTAATTTGAATGGTGTCTGATGTTTACTTACTATTTTCTTTGGATATGGTCGTAATGCTTCTCTGAGTTTTGTTTCAGTTGCATGTATTTTACCGTATCGATATGTGTATTCTTCACAAAGCGCAATAAAATGTTTATAATGCCAATGATAATTGGCTATGGATTCTCTTGTCCATACTGTTGATGGATGATTAAAATGACATGCTTTATATAACATATCTTCTCTTTCATCATCTAATTTGAAATATTGCAACATAGAACCTGATTTTGAAGGTCTACGTTCCATTACACCATCAACCATACGATGTACTGTTGATAGCATTTGAGCTGATTCTACGATCATTTTTACGACGTGTTTGTCGCATTGCATTTGTGCTGCGATCACTGGATCATTATCTAAAATAAATATATTCATAGGGTTATTATACCATACTTTTCACTTGTTGTACATGCTTAATTAAAGGTTATCCCAGACCTGCAGATCTGGGATTTCCATGTTTCTGCCGAGTTTTCTCCTATTATTAAATTGAATGAATATTACAATCATATAGTAAGTAGGAATCACCTCCTTGATATAGGTTTTATTTAGTAGCTTCCTTTTTCACTTTGGTTACTACAACCTGTTTGATAAGATCTGGAAATGTATCTTGTACTAACTTAAGCGTTACTCCTTTATATCTTCCAGTCAGTTTCTTATCTTTCATTGCAAGTACTAGTTCTGCTTCGAGAGGATGCAGAGATTCTAATACTTCAATAAACATTGACTCTCTTTTAGCTGCCGTAAGCCTTTCTCCATGGCCACCTTTAAGAAAGTATTTTCCGAACTTACTAGAAAGTCTATGCAAACTATTAGGTTCGAAACCTTTTGGAGCATCATCTTTTCTATACGGTGGTTCACCATCAGGTAAAGACCATTGTACAGAATCGTCGAATCCGCCCTTTAAAACTGTGATTAGTGCAACTGAATAGTTGTCTTTTAAATGTTGTCTTCTAGCTTCTTGGGAGCCTAGTGTTGCTGCTCCTTCTAAAACTTCATGTATATGTTTTTTTCTAGCCATTGTAAAATTCCTCCACGACTTCAATCAAATTGTTACATCTTTTCTTAATAAGATAATTTAGAACTTTCATGCGCATTGCAGGTTTTTGTTCTTCATAATTATCTATAATACTTTTAAACCTATCGGATGGGATATCATGTAAATCAATCAATGTTTTATTTCTTTGAAAATTTCTATATTCTTCCGATGTCATAACATCTGATAATTTGTCTGCATTATGCATAAAGTGTTCAATCTTCTTTGCTGTCATAGGAGATTGTCTAATTTCATCTACAAACGTATTATCACCAGATAGTATATTTGGTATACCATCACCTTTATCTCCTTTTAAGATGTGTTCAAAGAGATATTTACGAGGATTTTCGTCTTTAACTGCTTTCTTTTGTATAGGAGAAAACTGTTTTACATTCGAATATCTTTGTAATTGTATAAAATCTTTATCAGAAGATATGATCATTACAGGTTCATTCTTACCGAATTCTTGTGTTTCTATAGCTAAAGCACCAATTACATCGTCAGCTTCACAACCTTCCATGTGTACTACTTTATATGGAAAATTAGCTTTTAAATCATCTCTTGTTTCATTTAAACAATTAAAGATTTTATTCCAATCCATACTTGATTCAGATCTATTCTTTTTACGAGCAGCTTTATACTGAGGAAAATATTGCTTTCTCCATGTATTCATACCATCTGCACATATAACCATCTGTCCATATTCGTCTCTGTATTTCTTATTATACATACGAATACTATTTAAAATCATATGACGTATTAATTGTTCGTCATCTACTTTTTGCACTATAATATTACTAAGTGCGATTTGACTATAATCTAGTAAAATCATTCATCTTCTCCATCATCTAATAAATGTGATATATCCACATTGTTTTTTTCGCTATATTCTACAAGCTTTAACTTCATATATACTAAATCTAAATCTTCTTGTAACATATGATCTAAATCAACTGTTCTCATTAGTGTTGCAACTAATAAATTAAGAACCACAAACATGTCTTTATACTCATTAGAGTCAGGATCGGTTAAATCTAATTGTGATAATTCTGACCAATCTTGCTGCTCTAATGCTTCTTGAATAACATGCATACAAAACCTAGCCATTTCAACCGAATCTTCTTGTAGATTCAACTTTCTAAAATAGTTATCAGACAACTTGTCTGGGAATTGAATTACGTTATTCTTGTATTTCTTCATAGGGTATATTATACCATACTTTGGGACATTTGTACATGCTTTTCTTTAAGATGTTTTACAGAATTTGAACCAATACGACAATTAACAATACCATTATAGTATTCGTCTGTAAGTAGTACGTCTCTCTCAAACTGTATTTTTGTTTCCATATACGCACATTCACCCTTAGTTTTGCAAAAAACAAGGATTTCTCTACTAAAATTCTCAACGCCAAAATTCTCAATGTCTGCACATAAGTGTTTACTTGATCCATAATATTCTCTCCAATCAGATTCAACTTTTAGTTTCTTTCTTCTCTTGCGGGTTTTTGTTATCGGTAATGTTTTTTGTTTCCAAAAGAATTTTTTTCCAACATACTTCTTTTGATTCTTTAGATTCGTAATTAGATATACAAAACCATACATTTCTTCTGGACTGAATAGCTCGCCTTTGGGCGTTTCCCATATTTTACCTTTATAATACCAATCGTTCATATAAGTATTTATATGAGTTAATTGTTAATCCTCGTCAGCGTAATTATCGTCGTAATGATTTTCGTATATGTCTTCTTCATCTTCTTTGATTCCACAAAATGGGCAAAATCCTGGATCTTCCCAC